GCAAACAAGTTTCCAAACAACCCAAGAAGATTGCCAAAAAAACTAAGCGTTACAGAAGAGTAAAGTGATGAACAAAGATCAGTTACGCGAAGAACTTGCGGACGACGAAGGCTGTAAAGCAGAAATCTATTTAGATCATCTGGGGCTGCCTACATTTGGCATTGGTCATTTGGTGGTAGAGCAAGATCCAGAACACGGTCAGGCTGTTGGCACGCCTGTTTCTGATGAGCGTGTGCGGCAGGTGTTTGCCTTGGATATCGCTTCAACGCTCGATGAGTGTCAGGTTTTGTACCCAGACTTTGACGATCTTCCGGAAGAATGCCAATTAATCATAGCTAACATGATGTTTAATATGGGACGTCCTCGACTATCAAAATTCAAGGACATGAAGGCTTCTGTAGATGCAAGGTCATGGAACGCCGCCGCCGACGCTATGGTCGACAGTCGCTGGCATGATCAAGTCCCCAACAGAGCCAAGAGGCTCGTCAAGCGTATGAGAGCATTAGCTGATGGCTAGGACACCAGCATGGCAGCGTAAGGCTGGCAAGAATCCCAAGGGTGGCTTAAATGCAAAGGGTAGGGCTTCTGCACGCAAGCAAGGAATGAACCTAAAAGCGCCTGTGAAGAAGGGTGACAACCCGCGCAGGGCCAGCTTCTTGGCGCGTATGGGTGGCATGAGGGGGCCGGAACGAGATGCGAAGGGCAAACCTACCAGGCTCCTGCTTAGTCTCAGGGCATGGGGTGCAAGCAGCAAGGCTGACGCAAAGAAGAAGGCAGCATCTATATCCAAACGCAACAAAGCAAAGAAGGGAAAGAAGTAATGCCAGGAAAAATGAAGAAGGCTGCGAAAAAGAACGGCAACGGCATGCTGACAGCCAAACAAAAGACGTTACCACCAGCCCTTAAAAAGAAAATTTTAGCATCTAAAAAAAGGAGAGCATGATGCCAATGGGAAAAGGAACTTACGGCTCAACAAGGGGCCGTCCACCAAAGTCAGCCAAGATGAAGAAGCAAGCAGCGACAGCTATGGCTATGAAAAAGAACAAGAAAAAGCCAAAGCGCATGAAATAAAAAGGGGGGCAAAACCCCCCTACTTATCCCCCCCATATTTCTCTGGGTGAAGGCAACCTAGACATATGTCATCGCCAGTTCCCAAAGTAACCCAGTCATCGTTGGCATAGTCACACTGCTTGCCGCAGTATGCGCAGTTAAACAACATGGATCTTCTTGTATACCTGTGAGTTTTTGCTGCGGTGGCTTTGCGGTTCTTCCGGCCCAAATTCACGCTCCTTCAACTCATCGACCAAACGCTCTGCTTTTTCTAGCCAGCTTGTGAACTGTGATGAACTTTCTCTTTTGGAAGCATGCACCATCGTTGTGTGATCTCTGTTCATGGCATAGCCCATCCTAGAATAAGACAGGGTTGTGTGATTTTCACACAGACGCACAAACAGTTGTCGCGCATCCACTAGGTGCGCCATCCTGCGCTTTCCACGCAACTCAGCTAGACTGAAGTTAGTTACTTGCTGCACGATTTCTATTATGTCCAGCGCCTCTAACTCACGGCAGTATTTTTTCCAGTTTTCTGGTAACATTTGATTAGCCTTCTGCCGGCCCGATACCGATCTCTCCGATATTGGTATTATCTTTATCACGCTCTTCCTCCTTTAACATTTCCATTGCTACCTCAAAGCAACGCCCTGCGAGTGTCAGCATTTCTCTGCTGTTCATTTCTTTAATGTGGAGGTTGCCATCAACACTGACAGCAACCCCATCGTTTCTAGGTATGATCAGGAATGGATGCTGGTGCATCTGTAATCCTTTCAATTTCATGCTGAGTAATGTACCAGCGACCACCCAAACGCTTGCCTTTGATAATCCCCTTGTGGAGCATCGTGCGCAGCATGTTTACCTGAGACTTACTATCGGTGCCAAAGAGCAACAGAGATGCCTCACGGGGGCTTAGAAGCGCCTTAGAACGGGATATCTGGGTCATCGTCCTCTGCCTTTGGTTGTGGTGCCGCATATTTAGTGCTGATTGCGTTACCGATTGGCTTCATAGCTGGCTGTGAAATGCCGTCAGCGATACTGTCCTCACCCTCGTATTCAGTGACACGGGAGATGCGAATAGAGATAGTGCCATCCTCGTTGGGGAACAACGACACTTGGTGGCGCTGTCCATCTCGCAAGGTGATGTCAGCATAAGTCTTTTGTTCAGCATCGTAAGGCTTCCAGTTGCCGTTGCTATACTGCGCCTTACCTTTTCCCTCAGTGTTGGGGAACAGCTTGATGTAGGTAACTGTGTCATAGCGTCTAGCCATTCTGTTTTAACTCCTTCATGCGCTTCTGGCATAGGTTTTTGATGTTCTGAAAGATCTCAGGAAACTCTTTGTTAGATATTTCCATGTACTTCTTGGTGAAGTCTGCGTTCATCCAGTCGGTAATCTGCTTCATGTCAAACTCAGGCAGATAAGCCTCTGCTTGCTGTTGCAACTCTAGCAGACTAGCCGGTGGCTGCTTGGGTGGTGGCATGGATGCAATGGCCTCCTCTTTCCTGCCCACACCATCCATCTCGTTGGCTGACGCATACTCGCCGCCAGCTAGGCCCAACGATGCCAAGGCACGCCCAATGGCAGATGTCTCACAGTTTTCCAAAGCGCTAGTCTTGTTGACGTTGCCCTGTCCTCTGATCTCCTCTGCCATTCCGGCACCTACGGTAACGCCGTCCATGTTGGTTATCTTGGCCTTGACGACAACGCGCTGGCCGTCGTCTACCAATATGTGTGTGTCTACACCGTACTCAGTGCCGTGCATCTGACGGAAAGCTTCCATTCGATGCACGACCTGGGTGTATTTCTTGCCGCCGCGCTGAGTGACGCCATGACTGGCGTTTAACTCAGACACAAGCTGCATAGTTTGCTTCAAGTCAGTCATTCATTTCTCCGCTGGAAACGCCTAGCTTATCAGAGATGAGATGTACAAACAGTGCCAAACTCTTTTCCATTTCAGCGACCCTGTTGTTGCTTTCATAGACAGCTTTGTGCAGTTCATCGACGCGCACAAACAAATCATTGATGCTGTCCTGCATGTCTTCGACGATAGGCAGATTCCAAGGTGTCCCGATATCCACAGGTTCATGTTTCATTGCTTCGATCCTTGATTAGTGATTGAACCTTTTTTGCAAACTCACGTTGCGCCTTGTCATGCCTTCTTTGCTTCTCGTGATCAGGCAAATCAGCAAACTCAGCGCCGCCTCTGACGTAGCCTGCGTCCAGCCACGAATGCTCCCGCATCAGTTGGATTTCAAGCCCTGATTTTCCTTCATATCGTTGGCTTCTTTTTTGATCGGCGTCTTCCATAGATATGTAATCCTCTTCATAAAGCGCCTCTGGGATGAGCCATATCTGGCCTTTTGGCTTCATGCAGTTTTGCCCAGACTTGTAAAAAGACTTGCCAGACAAGCCGTAATTTGCGTCTTCATGCTCAACGACAATCCTGCCACGATCAGTGATTGCCTCGATCTCGTAATGCTCTGGCGGGTACATATCACTGTGTGATGCTGTTTTGAGAACAACCACCTTGTCACCAACCTTGGGTGGGTTCTCGGTGTAGTACGCCTTGGTCATCTCCATGTCCCTGTACTTGTGACGGAACGCATGACCATGCCCAAAACTTCCTCTGTAGGTATCGTGACTTGCGTTAGGGGTGCTTGGCTTGTCTTTTTTTTCAAACATTAGTGTCTCCCTTGTAAAACTCCTTGTGCCACATGACCATCTGACCACGCCCTGACAATCCCTTGCGTTTGGTGCCATCTACAAAGATGATACCTTTCTCTTTTAGCTGTTTGTAACGCGCAGTAACGGTGCTATAACCGTGCTGCGGCAGGGCTTTCAGCACCTCGTCTGAAATGCACCCTGCTGCACCGAAAAACCAGATTGCATCAGCGACTACGCTTTCCATCTCCGTTGCGTTGATGGTTTCTGCTGCGTCGTGGCTAGTGGCAGGGTCATCCCTGCGCACTAGCTTGTATGCAGGAGTGCTATTCATTTTTGCCTCCGTATTTGCTGTCACGGATTTCACGCAGCCTTGCATACAGAAGCATGTCATTTGCAATAATCCGCAAATACCGTGGGTCATCATCGTGCAGCCTGTCGTTGAGATCTTGAATGGAAAAGCCAAGGGTAAAATCCAAACATTTGAGCATGGATGCCATTTCGTCCTCAGAAACCGTGATGTTAACTTTCGCCTTGGGGCGACCTACTTTATTA